TTTTCCACATGGCGACCATGATGACTTGGCAGATTCGATGACACAGGCTATACTAAGATTCAGACAAGGTGGTTTTATATCCACACCTGATGATGAAGAATTTGAACCAGGATATAGAAGAAAAATGGAGTATTACTAATGAAGGATAGTAAATTAGCAGAAGGCGGATTAGGTAAAAAAAGAGATATAAAAATTGCAAAAGGTCTTATTAAATCACTTCAAGGAGTTGACAATGAAGCGTCAAGAGAAATGAAAGCTCTTATGAATGAAGTATTAAAAGGTGGCTACAAACCAGTTAAAAAAGCTATGGGTGGCGAAGTTATGGACACAACCAAGTCTATGCCTGTTGGTATGATGGACGGTGGCAAAGTCAAGCCTATGAAGATGAACATGGGTGGTGTTGTTCCCGGCAGAGGTGGAAAGTTCAAAGGAGTTAGATAATGGCAGCATCAAATGATAAACTTGCAGACGATCTAGCAAAAGCTGGAGAAAAAAGAGGTGTTGACGAAATACTAGGGGTAGATACTGAGCCAATGTCTATAAAACAAATAAGAAAATTACTTGTTAAAAAAGGAGTATTGCCTAGACCCATGAATATGGGTGGCGTTGTACCCGGTCGTGGTGGTAGTTTTAAAGGAATTTACTAATGTCAGACGAAGCCGACAGAATCAGAACTTACCAAGAATTAGCAAGGCGTGGTCAAGCTGTGCCTGGTAAGAACTTTGGAACTGGCGTTACTCCTAAGACAAAGAAAATAGTGCCAAAGGTTAAAGTAATCGATACAACCAAAATGAAGCAAATTAAGTTACTGAAATATGGTGGTGATGTGAGTAAAAAGAAAGATCCAAACGCTTCTATAAAAGGCGTAGCTACTGTTATTAAAAACATTTCTTCTGGTAAGACGGGTATTAAAACAGCAGATAAACAAAAGAAAAAAGACGCTGTGCAGATGGCAAAATTAAAGCGTGGCAGTAAAGCTCCAAGAGTTAGAGTCAAAGCAGAAACTTTTGATATTACTCCCAAAAAAGGTGGATTATTTGACGTTAACAAAAACACTATTTTTCAAGCAGCAAATGGTGGCGAAGTTATGAACATGACTAGATCAATTATAATTAACCCAAAGACAGGAGAATAATGTGGCAGGTAAAAAAATGAGTTCAAAAATGCAAAGATTAGCAGAAAATATTTTGGAAGCAGGAAAAAGAGGTCCATTATTAAAGGCTTCTATAGCTGCTGATCCATTAAAAAATCTATCACCAGCTATAAAAGAAATTATTTTAAGTAAAATAGGTAAAGAAGAAGGTGGCGATGTGGCAAAGCCAAAGTCAAAGCCAAAGAATTTTAAGAAGACAGTACAAAAGCAAAAGAGAGATAGAGCCATAGCAAGTGGTCAACTTAATATTGGTGACTTCAATGAAATGACTCCATCAATGATGGAAGACTTTTATAAAGACGCAAGTAAAGTTAAAAGAAAAAAATTTGGTGGTAAGGTTCAAAAGATGAGAGAAGGCGGTAGTGCAATGTCTGATGCTGACAGAGCAATGATACAAGCTCTTTTAGGCGAATCTGGAAAAACAATTAGTGATGCAGACAGAGCTAAAATGGCACGAATGATGGGTGAATCTGGAAAAACTATTTCAGATGCTGATCGTGCTAAAATGATGATGAGTAGCGGTATCGGAAAAGGAATGAAATACGGTGGTAAAGTCAAAAAGATGAAAGTTGGTGGTGAAGCTGTGCCATCAAAGTTCAAAGGCTTTTCAAAACTACCTGAAGGTGTTCAACAAAAGATTGACCCTAAGTTGGCATCTAAATATGAATATGGTGGCAAAGTTAAAAACATGAAGTATGGTGGTGTTGCAAAAAGTGGCAAGATGTCATGTCGTGGTATGGGTGCTGCAATCAAAGGTGGCGGTTACACAATTAGTTAGGATTTAAAATGGCAATTGAAAAAATAAACGGTATTGATGGTGTAATTCCTCCAGAGATAGAATCTAGCTTAATTGAATTAGCACAACAACCTATGCTTGAAGGTGTTAATGAATTAGAAGATGGATCAGCTATTATTGGTGAAATGGAAATGGAAGCAGAAGCTCCTATTGCTATTCCGTTTGATGCAAACCTAGCCGAACATATTGACGAAGATGTTTTATCAGAAATATCTAACGAAATTACTGGTAATATTGAAGACGACACAAATTCAAGAAGCGATTGGGAAGAACAATATAAAGGTGGACTAGAGCTTCTTGGTATGAGTTACGAAGACAGGTCAGAACCTTTTGAGGGAGCATCTGGAATAGTGCATCCACTATTAGCTGAATCTGTTACGCAGTTTCAGGCACAAGCATATCGTGAAATGCTACCCGCTGGAGGGCCAGTTAAGACTTCAATCATTGGAGCAGAAACTCCAGAAGTAACAGCTCAAGCAGAGCGTGTTAAAAACTACATGAATTACCAGATAACTTATGAGATGGAAGAATATGATCCTGAATTAGATCAAATGTTATTTTATCTTCCAATCGTAGGTTCAGCATTTAAAAAAGTTTACTTTGATCCAACAATGCAAAGAGCTGTCAGTAAGTTTGTGCATTCTGAGGACTTAATCGTTCCTTACAGTGCAACAGACCTAGCAACTGCGACAAGAATAACTCACTGCATTCGTATGGATAAAAACGAAATTAAAAAATTACAATTATCAGGATTTTACAGAGATATAGACCTTCCTAGTTCTGGTGCTGATTCAGATGGCACGAATGATGTGAAGGATACAATTAATGACATAGAAGGCATTACGAGCAGCTCTTCACAAAATGAAGAGATGATGATTTATGAGGTTCATACAGATTTAGATATTGAAGGCTTTGAAGATATTGGAGCTGATGGTGAGCCAACAGGATTGAAAATGCCCTATATTGTCACAATCATGGAGGACACTGGGGATGTCTTATCAATCAAGAGGAATTTCAACGAAAGTGATCCGCTCCGTAGGAAAGTGCCTTATTTTGTTCATTATAAGTTCTTACCTGGTCTTGGGTTTTATGGTTTTGGTCTCACACATACTATAGGTGGTCTTTCCAGAGCTTCTACATCCATTCTAAGACAGTTAATAGATGCGGGTACATTATCTAACCTACCAGCAGGCTTCAAGGCTAGAGGAGCTAGAATAAGAGATGACGAGACACCTCTTAATCCTGGTGAATTTAGAGATGTAGATATGGTTGGTGGTGATTTAAGATCAGCCATTATGCCATTGCCATTCAAAGAACCATCACAGACATTATATTCTCTTATGGGAACATTAATAGATTCTGGCAGACGTTTTGCATCTATGGCTGACATGAAAGTTGGCGAGATGAATAGCAACTCTCCTGTTGGCACAACTATGGCTATTATGGAGCGTGGTACGAAGGTCATGTCTGCCATCCATAAGCGTCTTCATTACTCACAAAAGATTGAGTTTAAATTACTGGCTCGTGTATTTTCCATGGGCGTTCCAATGTACCCTTACCAAGTACCAGGCGCACCACCAGAAATTAAACAAATGGATTTTGATGATAGAATAGACATATTACCTGTTTCCGATCCTAATATATTTTCTATGTCACAACGTATTGCTTTGGCTCAAACACAATTACAGTTAGCTCAAAGTAATCCAGAAATTCATGGGCAGAATGGCATGTATCAAGCCTATCGTAAAATGTATGAAGCATTAGGCGTTACGAACATAGACCAAGTGTTGCAGCCTCCCCCTCAACCTATGCCCATGAACCCAGCAAAAGAAAATCAAGAGGCATTAAGAGGTGGAACGCTAACAGCATTTCCAGAACAAAATCATCAAGCTCATATAACAGCTCATTTAGCTATGATTTCTACTCCCGTTGCACAAGCTAATGCTGCAATACTTATGACACTGCAAGGTCATATATCTGAGCATATGGCTATGATGTCAGAAATAACAGCCCAACAAGAAGTAATGGCATCTATACCACCAGAACAACAAATGATGATGCAACAAGATCCTAATATGCAAAAACAAATTGCAGATCAGGTTGCTTCAAGAGCTGCGGAAATTGCATCAGAAGTAAGTGAACAATATGCACAATCAATGACTCCTCCTCCACAAGAAGATCCTCTTGTTACAATAAGAAAACAAGAGTTAGCTTTAAGAGGTCAGGAAATACAACAAAAAGAACAACAATTTCAACAAAAGCAAGAAATGGAAATGCAAAAAGAAAATAATGATGTAATGATTGATACTCAACGTCTTCAGCAACAAGAAGAGATTGCCCAAGATAGAATACAAACTCAACGAGATATAGCATCTATGAATGCTATGAAAGGAGCGAAAAATGGTTAGTTCAGTTCGTGCAGGAATGATTGCACAAGAAAAAGAAAAGAAGAGACAAACAAGACTTGCTGAAGAAAAAGCAAAAGAAGTTATTGTAGAAACAATAATAGATCAAAGTCCTTTGATAGATGTTGAGGCTATAATAGAAAAAGAATCTTTGGAAACATTAGAGGTTATAGCAGATGTCGTACCAAAAGCGGAACAAAGTACAAAAGAAAATAAACCAAAGAAAAAAAGTAAAGCCAAAAAACAAAGCAAGAATAATAACAAAGTTCTCAAAGATAGCTAGACCTCAAAGATTTGAAGGTGTTTTTTAAATGGTTGTTGCAGAAATTTTAACAGGTATCGCGCTTGTTCAGAAAAGCGTTGAGTTTATTAAAAGCAACATCAGTACAGTACAAGATATATCAGGCATAGCTAAACAAATAGATGGCTTTTTTCTAGGCGAAGAACAGATGAATAAAGGTCAAGGCAAAGGTATGTCTATTGCTGAACAGTTTGGTTCAGTTGAAAAGTCAGCAGATGATTTTATCAATAGAAAACTTTTAGAAGAAAAACGCCAAGAGTTAAAACAAATAATAAATCTTAGATTTGGACCGACTGCTTGGGATCAAATTATCTCTGAAAGAGCAGAAAGAATTAACCAAGCTAAAGAGGCACAACGTCAGCAAAGAATTAAAGCTAGGCAACAACAAGAAGAAATTATGGAGATTTTAAAATGGGTTGGTTATACGTTTATTGGCGTTGGTTTAGTTTTAGGTGTATTGGTTGTAGCTGTAAAAGCATTTGCATACGAGTACAAAAGTAAAGATTACACAAGGCAACAAAAAATATGGCAGGGGAAAGTGCAAGAAAAAAAATACACAACTTGTAGATTAAAGAAAATAGTTAAGTCACAAATTACTGGACAGCAAGCGTGTATATATCAAGGTGGCAATAAAACATTTGAAATGATGATAGAAAAAAACTGTCCTAAAAAATACAAATGTATTTATAATCCTGATGGTGAAGAACCAGATATTGATAAAGTAATGGAAAGTTTAAGGAGTATAGCCAAATGACAGCATTTATGCTGTACTGTACGTTAAATGGATTTTTAGTTAAGGAAGGCACAATTTATTTTCGTAATGTTAATGATTGCTTGATGTATGAAAAAAAACTTAGTAATCAAACTTATATGAAAAATAATGAAAAACAAGTTTATGACTGTATCTGTAAAGTTATACCTAATATAGATCCAGAGAAAGTAAAGGTGTATTAATGACAGAAGAAAAAAAGAAAATTGTCAACTTAGACATAGGGCAAAACAGCTTTGAGTTATCACTTAGAATACTAGGTAATGAGTTTGTTGCAATTAAGATAGGCTCAACAAACTTTAGTGGCAAACTAATAGCAGGAGGCATTTTGTTATTGTTCTTTACGTTAGTTTTGTTAGAAGGCTTTGGCTTAAATGAGATTTTAATACAATGAATGTAGAAACCTTTTTAAAATGGAAGATATTACCAAGACTGATGATGCTTGCTAGTACCGTCATGTCTTGGCGTTGTGCTGAATGGTTTATGGGATTAGATGATCCAACAGCTAGTCAATCAGCGTTTGTATCTGTCGTTATGGGTGTAATGACAGGTGTATTTGGTATCTGGATGGGTCACGAACATAAGGGAGATAATAATGTTAACAGCGTTAATAGGACCAGTAAGTAACTTACTAGGTAAGTTTATAGAAGATAAAGACATGAAGAACAAGTTGGCACATGAGGTGGCAACTATGGCAGAGAATCATGCACAGGAACTGGCAAAAGGTCAGATAGAGATAAATAAGGCAGAAGCACAGCACAAATCCATATTTGTGGCGGGTTGGCGACCCTTTATTGGCTGGACCTGCGGCATTGCCCTATGTTGGCATTTTGTCCTAGCACCTGTTACTATGTTTGTATGTGCATATTTATCTGTGCAGATACCAGAATTGCCAACTTTTGACATGGGTTCACTTATGACTGTTTTGATGGGAATGCTCGGATTGGGCGGCTTGAGGACATATGAAAAGCAAAAGGGTTTGACAAAATGAAACAAAAAATTAAAAAAATTAAAAAAGTCATAAGTGGTTTAAAGAAAGCATCTAAGACACATGCAAAACAAGCTAAAATATTAAAAAAAGTTATAAAGAAGAAATCATAATGTTATGGCATTGGCTAACATTATCTAAGTTTTTTAGTAAAATAGGTAATTATTTTTATTACAAACATGTAAAATGTTTGAAGGTGTCACAACGTAGGGGAAAATAATTGTGGACGGAATCAAATTAGCAGAGTATTTATATAAGAACATACGTCAAAGAAAAGAGGATTTAGCTCAATCTTTGGCTGATGGTTCGATAGACTCAATGGAAGACTATCGGTTCATAACAGGTCAAATACGAGGAATGACTTGGATTGAAGAAGAATTAAAATCCTCGATGAAAGGTACAGACTTAGATGACTAAGAAACTGATCGTGCCAGAGCGGTTTATGGCACAGAAAAAAGTAAACCCAACTCCCCCTTCTATAAGTAAAGCATTTGATGATAAAGACGATGCTAATCCAAACTCAAAAGACCCTTCTAAAATGGAAGGATCAGCTCTTGATCGTTTACCCAAGCCAACTGGTTATAGAATGCTTGTCATTCCGTATTACGTTCCAGAAAAGGTTAATGGTATTATCATACCTGATAAGACTAGGGATCGTGAGAGTTTTGCAAGTGTTGTCGCCTATGTCGTAAAGATAGGTCCTGACGCTTACAAAGATAAAGATAAATTCCCAAGTGGAGCGTGGTGTTCTGAGAAAGATTGGGTACTTATGGGTAGATATGCTGGAAATAAGTTCAAAGTGGACGGTTTAGAGCTAAGAATCATAAATGACGATAATATTATCGCATCTATACTTGACCCTAAAGACATTTCTTATATATAATGGAGAGCATGATGAATAACGATACACAGACTCAAGAATCACAGGAAGAAAACTTTGTCTACGAAATAGAAGACGAAACACCTGTCGTTGAAAAAAAATTAGAAACTAAACCTGAAAAAGAAGTTGAAGAAGACCGAACAATTGTTCAGGAAAAAACTGAAGAACCAGAAGAACTTGAAGCATATAGCGACAATGTTCAAAAAAGAATCAATCAATTAACTGCTAAACGTAAGCAAGCATTAGAAGAAGCAGAAGCAGCTTTTAATTTTGCTCAACAACAAAAAAATGAAAACGAGCAGTTAAAACAACAGCTTAATCAGTTAAACCAAGGTTACACATCAGAATTTGGCAACAGAATTGAATCACAAACTGCTCAAGCTAAGAAACTTTATAAGGAGGCTTTTGATGCTGGAGATGCTGAAAAAATGTCTGAGGCAACTGACCTCATGGGTAAACTTGCTATTGAAAACGAAAGACTCAGAATCCAAAAAGTTCGTACTGAGCAAGCGGGAACAGTTAGAAGTAATGAGACAGAGAGCAATGTCCAACAGAACTCCTCGCAAACGAGGAAGACCCCTCAAAAACAAGACTTAGATCCAAAGTTACAAAAATGGCTAGATGGTAATTCTTGGTTTGGAACTGATATGGTTATGACTCGTGGCGCTCAAGCAATACATGAAACACTTGTTGCTTCAGAAGGATTTGATCCTGCGTCTGATGATTATTATAATGAAGTCAGTAAGCGTATGGCTATTGAATTTCCTCATAAGTTTAAGGGAGGACAGAAAAACGCCCAATCTGTTGCTCCTGCGTCCAGTGGACGGTCAATCAAAAAGGGTGGTAAAAAAACTATTGAGCTTACTCCAGGTCAAGTGGCATTTGCAAAAAAGATGCGAATACCATTAGAAAAATATGCACAGGAAGTAGCAAAAATAGAAAAAAATAAGGGAGCAGCGTAATGGCAGACCGTACTAATCGAGAGTCGCAAACTCGTGAAAAAACTGCGAGAGTACAACAGTGGAAGCCACCGTCAACACTTGACGCTCCAGAAGCACCTGTGGGATATAAGCACAGATGGATAAGAGAACGAGTTATGGAATATGATGATAGATCAAACATCCATAAACGATTGCGAGAAGGATATGAATTAGTTCGTGCTGAAGAATATCCCGACTTTGATGCACCTATAATTGATGAAGGCAAGAATGCTGGAGTAATCGGTCAGGGTGGTCTTTTGTTAGCACGGATACCTGATGAACTTGTTGAGCAGAGAAATC